AGTAACACTAAATTAATATTAGACAACTATCTTGGTAAAAATACAAGAATGTCTGAAAAAGATATGGGAAATGGAACAAAACAAGTTTGTGATTTAGACACTGGAGATTGTTATACTGTAAGAATGAAAGATGGTCTTATTGAAAGAGTCGACAACACTATGAAACAGTTCAAAAAAATTCACGTTGAAACCAAATCAGGAATAAAAACATTATTAAACGGTTAAAATGAAAGTAGATAGTAAAATTCTTCAAGAAATTAAAAGATTTAACAGTATTAACAAATATATTGTTGAACAAGCAACTGATGAACCACTAGATTTAGGTGCACCACCAACCGGTGATGTTGGTCTAGATTTACCAGAACCAGGTGGTTTAGGTGCACCACCAACCGGTGATACCTCTACCGTGACACCACCTCCACCACCAGGTGGAGATATGGGAGCAACAGGAGCAACAACTGGAACAACAGTTGATATTGCAAATGACCCAGACGTAGAAGAAATTGGTGGAGACGAAACACCAGAAGGTGAAGAAGGTGATACTGAAGAATTAGATATTACAGATCTTGTTGATACACAAAAATCAATGTCAGATAAACAAGAAGAATATTTTAACAACTTATTTTCACAATTACAAAACCTTGAAAGTAAACTTGGTGAAATGGACAACCTTGTTAATAAAATTAATGACTTAGAAACTAAATTTGATAGATTTAGACCAAAAACACCAGTTGAAAAACTTGAATTAAGAAGTCTTGATTCTGGACCGTTTAATCAAAAACTTTCAGATTTTTTTGAAGACAAACAAGAGGATATGCAAAAGAGTGGAAAAAATGAATATGTTTTAACAACCGACCAAGTTGAAGAACTATCACCTAGAGAAGTAAAAGACACGTTCAATGATTTTGGTGATTATGATGACGAAAACGATATGATGTAATTTTTTTTATTAAGCTTATTGACTACTATTTTTATTTAACTTATATTTTCTATTGTAAACTTTTAATAAATAATATATATGGCGACAAACAATGTTTTAGATGCAGTTTTGGCTCAGTATGAAAGCTCAAAACAAAGTGGTTCTTCTTCCACTTCAAAAATGTCTCAAGAAGAAAGAATGAAAAAGTATTTTGCTGCAATACTTAAAGACAATGAAAAGCAAGCACAAAAAAGAATCCGTATCTTACCTACTCCGGACGGTTCATCACCATTTAAGGAAGTTTGGTTTCACGAAATTCTTGTTGATGGTAAATGGCAAAAGTTCTATGATCCAGGAAAAAACGATAATGAACGTTCACCATTAAGTGAAGTTTATGAAGAATTAACAAACACTGGTAAAGAATCTGACAAAGAACTTGCAAAACAATACAAACCACGTAAGTTTTATATTGTTAAAGTTATTGACCGTGACAATGAACAAGATGGTCCTAAATTCTGGCGATTCAAACACAACTACAAACAAGAAGGAATTTTTGATAAAATTATTCCTATCTATAAAGCAAAAGGTGATGTTGCTGACTCTGAAAAAGGAAGAGATCTTATCCTTGAACTAACAAAAGCAAAAACACCAAAAGGTGCATTCTATACCGTAATTCAAACAGTTATGTATGATGACCCAGCTCCAGTTCACGAAGATGAAGACACAATGACATCTTGGATTGAAGATGAACTTACTTGGGAAGATGTTTATTCTAAAAAACCTACAGAATACCTTGAAGCAATTGCTCGTGGTGAAACACCAAGATGGGATTCAGATGCCGGAAAATACATTTACAGTAACTCAACTGAAGAAGAAATTACATTGGGTGGTAAAAAATCAAAAGAGGAAACAAAAGTCGTTGATCCACAGGAAGGTGACGATATTGACGAAGAGCTACCATTCTAATTTATTTAAAAATTGTGGGTATATTATTGGACAATGTACCCACTTTTTCTTATCTTTTTAAAAAAACATTATGGCAATCAAAAAAACAGACTTTAGTTCGATAAAGAAAAAATTCTCGTCGGACGCAAAATACAAACCACAAAGATATTTCGATTTAGGTGAACCATTTTTAGATGCGGTTGGACTACCAGGCCCCGCTATGGGACATATTAATATGTTTTTGGGGCATTCAGATACTGGTAAAACAACAGCACTTGTTAAAACAGCTGTTGATGCACAAAAGAAACAAATTTTACCTGTGTTTATTATAACAGAACAAAAATGGTCTTTTGAACACTCAAAACTTATGGGGTTTGAATGTGAAGAAGTTGTTGATGAAGAAACAGGTGAACTTACTTGGGATGGATTCTTTTTATTTAATAACAATTTTAGTTATATTGAACAAATTACAGAATATATTAATGATTTGTTGGACGCACAAGAAAAAGGTGAATTAGATTATTCACTTTGTATTATGTGGGATTCAGTAGGATCTGTACCTTGTAAAATGACATATGAAGGCAAGGGTGGTAAACAACACAACGCATCAGTTTTAGCTGATAAAATTGGTATGGGAATTAATCAAAGAATTTCCGGTTCAAGAAAGGCTGACTCGAAGTATGAAAACACATTAATTATTGTTAATCAACCTTGGGTAGAATTACCAGACAATCCATTTGGTCAACCAAAGATTAAAGCAAAAGGTGGTGAAGCAATTTGGTTAAATTCATCTTTGGTGTTTTTATTTGGAAATCAAAAAGGAGCCGGAACAACAAAAATTACGGCAACAAAAGATAAAAGAACTGTAAAATTTGCATCAAGAACAAAGGTGTCTGTAATGAAGAATCACATTAATGGTCTTGGGTTTGAAGATGGAAAAATTATAGTAACACCTCACGGATTTTTACCTGGAAAAGAGGCAAGTGAAGAAAAAAAATCTATTGAAGATTACAAAAAAGAATATGCTGACTATTGGAAAGATATTATTGGTGTAGATGGTGAATTTGATTTAAAAGAGGAAAAGGTTTATGAACAAGAATAAATTAAAAGTAATATCGTTATTTTCCGGGTACGGGACACAAGAGTTGGCACTAAAATACATTGGGGTTGATTATGAGAATGTCGCAAATTGTGACAACTTCAAACAGGCAAATGAATGTTATGATATTTTACACACAACAACTCAAGGTAATCTTGGTGATATAAGAATGGTAAATGAAAATACATTTCCAGATTGTGATTTATTAACATACTCATTTCCTTGTCAGGACATTTCAATATCTGGCGTTCAAAAAGGAATTAAAGAAGGTACAAGAAGTGGATTATTATTTGAAGTTGAAAGGTTATTAAGTACAAATAGACCGAAATACCTTTTAATGGAAAATGTTAAAAATCTTGTTTCAAAAAACCATATTGATAACTTTAAAAAACACATATATTTTTTAAGAGGTCTTGGGTATAGTTCATATTGGAGAATTTTAAATGGGGCTGATTTTGGGTGTCCACAAAATAGAGAAAGAGTTTTTATGATGTCCGTTCTTAATTCTTCAGTAGAAGATGTTAAACAAAAAATGATGAACACAGACAGTTATAAAAGAACAAGAGTACCAATGAGGCCACATATTGAACAAAATTTTGATGAATCTTTAATTGTTAATTGTCAATTTACACCACATACCCCAAAAAAACATACTATATGTAAGTTAATTGGAAGGAGAGACGACGTATCATACGATCAAGCAAGAAGAATTTATTCAGTTGATGGTTGTTCACCTTGTCTTACAACAAGTGGTGCTCCACAAATTCTAACAGAAGATGGTAGAGTAAGAACAATTACCGCAAGAGAAGGTTACAGATTTATGGGTGTAAGAGAAAACGACATTGATTTATTGTTAACAACGTCACTTTCAAATAACGCCCACGTAGCATTAGCTGGAAACTCAATTTGTGTACCAGTTATGGAAGCAATATTTACAGAGTTTTTCTCTGAATATATCACAAAAAAAGATTTAGTATCGTCAAACCCTTTTACACAAGAATTTAATGACTAAAACTCTTTTAGTTGACGGAAACAACTTATTAAAAATAGGATTTCACGGTGTTAGAGACTTTTTTAATAAGGGTGAACACGTTGGTGGTACTTGGCACTTTTTAAATACTCTAAGACGTTTTTTAGAGGAAAATAATTATAACAAAGTAGTTGTATTTTGGGATAGTGAAACAGGTTCTTCACAAAGAAGGCTTATCTATCCCAAGTATAAACTCAATCGAAAACAAAAAGACGAAGAAGATTTTAAAGAACAGTCTTTTACAACCCAAAAAAATAGGGTAAAACAATACCTAGAAGAAATGTTTGTTAGACAATTAGAAGTTGAACAATCGGAGGCCGACGATTTAATCGCTTACTATTGTCAGATTTCAGAAGATGAAGATAAAACAATATTTTCATCAGATAGAGATTTAACACAACTTATTTCTGAGAAGGTAACTATATATTCACCCCAACAAAAAAAATATTATAAAAATGGTGATAGGATTAAAATGTATGAATCTGAAATACCACACTATAATATTAAAACATACAAGATATTAACTGGTGATAGTTCAGATAATATTGATGGTATCTTTTATTTGGGTGAAAAAACATTTCTTAAATTATTTCCAGAGGTACTTGATACTGAAATAAAATATACCGATATTTTAACAAAGGCTGAAAAGTTACTTAAAGAACAAAAAGGAAATGTGGCTTTACAAAATCTCCTAAGCGGGAAAACCAAAGAAGGAATATTTGGAGAGGAGTTTTTTACAATCAATGAAAAA